CATGACGGATCACGGCAGCATATTCGCCAACGGCATAGCTGTCCGCAGAGCGGGTCTTGTCGTCAACGGTGATGCCTTCGAAGCCGGTGCCGGCAAGCTTGACAGAGCCGTCAGCGGTGCCGCGCCCAACTGCAAGGCCGAAGGCGACGGCGGCGGTTTCCACGACCTTGGAAATCACGTCATGGTTGGCACCTGACGCGACCATGCCGGCATAGCCGGCAGTCATGCGGGTCGGGTAGCTGGACCCGATGGTGTCTTGAATGGGCATCAGACTGCCTCCTTCTTGATGGTGGACGGCTTCCACGCGTCGGACAGGGCCTTCACGCGGTCGCTGTAGAGTTTGTCGCGATCCGCCGGCATGGCGGGCTTCTTCGCGTCGGCAAGGGCGGCTGCCACCGGATCGGCGGGCTTGGCATCGGACAGGATGTCAAACATCGCATCGATGTAGGCATCGGTCTTGTCGGTGGCTGCGTCGCCAAGCTTGGCCACAACGGCGGCGCGCTTGATTTCGGCATCGCTCTTGCCCGAAACCACGATGGCATCGGAAATCGCCTTCGCCTTGGTGATCAGCGCGGCCCGGTCAGCAATCAGCTTNNCGGCGATTTCCTTGTCCTTGGCGATGATCTCGCCGTCCTTCTTGGCAATGGCCTTGTCGTGATCGGCCTTGGCATCGGCCAGAACCTTCGCGGCGTCGGCCTTGAAGGCTTCGATGGTCTGGACGTCTGCGGCTGCAACCTGCACAGCCTTGTCGCCAAGCACCACCGTCTTGAGGGAGTTGTCCGACATGCGGATATCCTTTTCATCCAGGGTGAGCGGGGCAGCGCCCCATTGAGCCGCGCCGTCGCCGATGCGGAGTTGCGATCCGCCTCGTGCCTTCGGCACGATGGCAAGATGGTTGATGCGTATGGGTCCGGTCTGCACAGCCTGATATGGCGTCCCGTCCGGTGCCACGCCGTCGCGCATTTCAACGCCGGTCGTATAGCCCATGCTGACTTCGCGGGTTCCGGCATGAATGGCTGCAATCGCAGCGGCGTCCATGATCTTGTAAGGCACCCGAACAAACTCGCCGTCGCGCGCCACTTCGGTGCCAATGTCGCCAACCGCAAGCGATTTCCAGTTGTCCGCCGTCACATGTTCGGCAGGGTGGCCCATTGTCACCGGCTTGCCCGCGAACGTGGCAAGGCTGGCCTTGTCAAACACAACTTCTTCCGGCCGATAGACGGTGACCGTTCCGACATTCGCAAGCCCGAGATCCGATGCGAGGTATTGCTGGCAGCCGGTGCGGGCGCAAAGCACCTCTCCGACCATGTATCCATCGGCCGTGATGCGCGTGCCGCCAAGCGGTGCCGGCGCGTCCATAAATTGTTTCATTGTGCATCCTCTTCGGATGGGTCAGCCTTCACTGGCATCGGAGTAGTCGCAGCCTCGACGGTATCCGGGTTTTCCGGGTCGTCGGGGTTTTCCGCTTCCCAATCCTCAACAGCGCCCTCAAGCCCCGGCATCGCGCCGCTTTCGGTCATCAGGTTCACTGCTGCCTCAGAAAGCGGTTGATCCGGGATAAGCTGCGACGTGCGCAGCAGGTTGATGGTTTCGGCATTGGTCTTGCCGATCTGCGCGCGCTCTGTGGCGCTGATCTGCCACAGGCTTGCCCAGTTGAAATGCACCTCCGGCGGGCGGGCGCCCAAGGCAGAGCGGATCAGGCATTCGTCAAGCACCGCAAGCGCCGGCTCCATCTCCAATTCCTGCGCCGCGCTGATGCGGTCATAGTAGTTGCGGATGTCGCTTTCGCCCGTGGCACTCATTCCCGCTGGCGACATGCCGAGAAGTCGCGTCATGGGAATATCGGCCGCGCCCGCCGCAAGCTGCATGAACCTGTCCAGCACATCGGGAAGCGCCGAAAAGCTTGCCTGCTTTTGCCCGATAATCTCTTCAGCGTCGTGCATCAATGCGCCGTTGATGCCCTTGCCGGTCTGGGCCAGCCGCCACCGGCGCAGGAGCGTGTCCTCGTAACCGGCGTCGCCAAGCTTGTTCATCAGGTCGGGGATGCCGACAGTATCGACTTTAGCCTCAAACACCAGTGATGCGACATTGGCAGCCGTCGCATCCATGGCAAGCACCGCATCCATGATGGATTGCAGCACCGGATCACCCCATCCCATTTCGGTTGCAGACATTTCAGGGTCAGGCACAACCGCGCCCTGAAAGATCGCAAGCCGCGAGGGATGGATTTGCACAAAGCCCTGCGCGCTGGCGCTCAGTTGCCACATGGACGGCGTGCCGAAATAAGGCGACGCCGGGTCTCGGTCCAGATCAACCGCAGAAAGCTGGCGCTTGTGGATAAGCGCAACGCTGCGCAGCCCGCCTTGCTTGACGGTCTCAGCCCGGAGCGGCTTGGTGTAGTCGGTCTCGCCCGTGACGATCAGCAGGGCAGCGCCGCCGTAAAGCCTGGCCGCCGTGCGGGCTGCCAGCACCTTCTGTTTGAGAGCCAGGCGCCGTTCTTCGGCTTCCAGCTTGTCAATCTCTGGCTTCTGCGCCTGCCAGTCCCGCCAGTTGCGGCAACTGTCCAGCGCCGGAATGTCCACGATCTTGCGCGGCAACCATGCGCCCCGGTAGGCGTTGAGCAGAGCCTGCGCCGAAAGTGTCGGCGCCTCGTAGGTTGACCACGCCGCCTTGTCGCGGGCGGTGCCGAGATTGGCGACAACATTGGTCAGGCTGTCATTCATTGCCGCACGGGGGCGACGCTTGGGCTTTTCCATGCCGCCTCCGGGCTAGACGTTGCGCAGGGTGTAGTTGCTGCCCCGGATCATCGGGGAGACGGCATAGCGCAGGGCATCTATGCAGTGGTTGTTCGCGTCCACGATCACCGCCAGCACGTCGCCGGTCAGCCTGTCCACCTTGTAACTGTAGAGCCGCAATTCGTTGATCAGGCCGACGCAGCGCGGATGCACCACGATTTCCCGGAATGACCGCAAGTAGCGGATGCCGTCCTCAACCGATCCTTGCCACTTTTCAACCGCGATTGCCCGGCTCAGGCCATTGCGGCTGATCAAGCTGATTGACCCGGGAGAAGCGCTATCCCACCGCGACGGGTGAGAGGCGAAGTCAGGGATTGCCGCGCCGACTTGCGCCGGGATGGCGTCCAGTTCAACAGCCCTGCGGCTGAAATCATGGCTCACATAGAGCGTGTCGCCATGGATGTAGCACCGAACGGCGGCGGTTGGGTCTTGGCTGTATCCGAAGTCGCCGCCCTGATATGGGCCGTTCCAGTGGACCTCTGGCTCAAACTCGGCAATGCGATACTTGCCGGCAAATACCTGCGCATCCGAGTTGGTCAGGTAGGCGCCTTCCCAGACGTGGGCATAGGTGTTCGGGTCAAGGCGCTCTTGCTCACGGCGCCGCAAGGTATCAAGGCCGGGCGGAAAGAACGGGTTATCAGACCAATTCATTTCCACGATGCGCGCATTCGCCGGCGCGTTCTTCCTGAACCGATGATCCACCGGAGAGCCGTCAAGGCGCGGGTTCCAGATCGGCCAGAGTTCCGACTTCGGTTGCCGGAACACGGTAGCCTCAAGGGCCAGCCATGAGGTCTCCGGCACATCCTCAGCTTCCTCGACGATGGTCAGGTCAATCCTTGCCAGCGACTTGATGGCATTCGCGCTGTGTCGCAGCCCGCGAAAAATGAACTCGGTCCCGTTGCGCCCGCGCAGGTAGTCAATGCCCACATCGTAATGCGCAGCAAGCCAAGGCTCACTCTCGATTGCCGCCTTCAGTTCGGCGTGGAAGCTCTCCTTTATCGACGCCTGAAACTCTCGCGCCGCAAGGATGCGCAGCGGTTCGGCATATCCCCAGATGGCAGCCATCTTCGCTGCGGTGTAGGACTTGGACGATCCGCGCCCGCCGTGCATCCCGCGATACTGAAACGCGCCCCGCTCAGGGGCGAAGAGCGGCACAAGTTTAGGTGGCAGCCTTATCTTCGCCGTCGCCATTCGTTGCGGCCTCGATCACGATGCGGGTGATGAGCGGTTCACCATCCGGCCCAGACACTTCCCGCTTGTCAGCAAGCCCCAGCTCGCGGGCGATGATGGCCGCATTCAGCAGATCGGCCGATGCCCCTTCGAACTTCTGGGCATAGATGATCGCCTCAACCTGCTTGATCACCGGCTGCAGATCAGGGCGGGTCTGTCGCCATGTGATCCAGGTTTCATGCGTGATGTCGAGAAAGACACACATGGCGCCGATGGTCATGGCGCGCATCTTTGGCATCGGCTCTTGCACCACAATGCCCTGATGCGCGAAAGCCTTCATCTCCCAGAGCGGGTTTGCCTCGTTCCATTCCAGATACTCAAGGCATGATGCCCAGAGGATTTCCGGGTTAGGCATCTTGAGGGCTGGCCCGCTATGGGTTGCCCGCGACTTCCAGAGCTTGTTGCCGGGCGGGAATGGGTTGATGCGGTTTCCCGGTGCAAACTTGCCGTTTGGCAGTTTTCCAGGCGGGACTCTTTTCGGCGATTTGCCCGCGCCGCCGGGCTTCGGCTTATGCACGGTCATAGCTTGAAATCCTGTTATGGCTTACGCAGCAGCATTGCCGTGGGGTGCTATCGCGGTCCCGGCCTGCGCTCCCCCGAGAGGTTCTGTCGCCGTTGGCGATTACTGACCGGGATTGACGGAAAAGATACACGATCTTGATCACGGCGCAAGGGGTTGTGTTTTTGTGAGGCGTCCAACTTCGATCTTGACGACGGTTTCGCCCAGCATCGGCACGATGAATTGGGCGATGCCGTCATGGATTTCAGACACGTCCACAGCCCATCCGGCCATGAAACCATCGCGGATTGTGGCCCTGTCACCGGGGCGGATTGTGCGCGCCGCGATGGCGCGTTGCTTGATTTCCGCGAGGCGATCCGGGATGGCCTGCATTTCGGCCATGGTGGCATCGGAGATCGGCGCGGGGTTTCCGTCGATTGAGACGACGCGCAGCTTGTAGCGGGAGTGGCGGATGGCGGGCCAGTTCGGCTCTGCCTCGAAGCGGGCGAAGAGATATCCTGGGGCGATCCGCTTGAGGTATTTCTGCTTGCGCTTGGCGCGGGGGATGATGCGCCATGCAACCTCGGTCGGATACCAGCTTTCGACACCGTGGACGGCAAGCCATGCCTGCGCCTTGGCTTCACCCTACGGCATGGTCAGCAGCGCGAACCAGCGCGGGCTGACTGGCTGCCCGGTGATGGTCTGGCGTTCCGGTTGGCGGAAGGTCTGGCCGACTGCGAACGCGGCATGGTCGCTGCCTGCGGCGCGTGCGGCCAGCATGGGAAGGCGGGCATCTTCCTGCGGCTGGTGTGTATGGCGCCGATCCCTGCCTGTCGGGCGGGCGCTTGCTTCCTCGCCGCCGGGCAAGGTGATCTTGCCCTTGCGGCGGCGCTGCGATTTGGTGCGGGCCTTGGTGGTTTTAGCTTTTGCGTCCATGGTTGCCTCTTGCGCTCGATAAGGTATTGTTACGCAAGAAGCTTGGCGGCTTTGTCGATACCCCCGGTTGCACCTGCAAGTGCGCCGGGGTTTTTCTATGCGCGTAACGCCCTTGGACCAACAGCGGCCTTGATGATACCGATGGATTTGGACAGCGCGGCAATTTCGGCCTTGATGCCGATGATTTCCTTCTGCGCTATGGCAGCATCGGAAAGAGCGGCGGCAGCGCGGCCTTCTGATAGCTTCACCTTGCCATCAAGATCGGCAATGGCTTTTGCTACACGCTCGATTTCTTCATTTCCGCCATCTGGACCATACCCTAGCTCGCGTTCTTCCGCGACCCACCCCGGCATGCACCCCCCACCTACAGTTTTAGCGATGGTAAGATCGGTTTCCCCGGCCATATACCGTTGGGCGGTCATGTCGTAGTGCAGA